GCAAGAGGAGCCCATATAAATTTAGCTATAAGGCTGATAGTGGAAGTTTCTAAGCTCATCTTCTCCCCTTACCCTTGATTTATGCCTAATTCTCTCAGAATTTCCTCATCGGACATATTACGAAGCCTGTCTTCTTGGTCGAGGTCGATAAGTTTGGACAGAGCATCCGCTCGTTTCAGAGGGTCTTCGGTCAGCTTGAACACCAATGAGCGAGCGGCAGACAACGCATTCTTAGTTTCTTTCACGTTCTCTATCGCCCTGTTAACTGCCTCTTTTCTGGTCTTAATTTCCCTTACTGGCTCTGCTTCAAGGACAGCATCCCTCGCTGTTTCAGGGTCTATGTCAATCTTTGGCTCAGGCAGTTTAGTCTTTTCTATAAATTCTTGAGGAGCTTCAAGCCTAATCATCATAAGCGCAGCGTCTCTTGTCGGGATTCCTTTAAACAACCCGCTATCCTCGATAGACGCCTCTAGAGCAGGTAGAAGCCTGTTAAGCTGTTCTGCTCGCTTCTTGCGCTCTCTGTTAGTTTTGTCGATCTGTATAGCCAGTCCGGCGGACAAGCGGACTTCTTTAGCTGAACCAACAGCTTTAGGTTGTTCTATGTCAACAGCAACAAACTTCTTGGCGGATTCGTCGTAAACAACGCCCTCAAGCAACCTCGCGTCCGTAGAGGCAATACGCTTGGCTTGTGCCCTCACCACTGCGCTCTTGACAAACCGCTGCTTCTTCTGGTCTATCTTTGACAAGTATTCTTTGAAAGCTGGAGAAGAAGCTGTCTTGGCGATTTCATCCAAGGCCTTACTATCGTCTGAGTCAACCGCGTTCGCGGCAAACACCACAAACTGAGACAGGTATTTCTCTGCCTCTTGGTCATCACTGATTGTGTCTCTTTTCCGCAAAATTTCCATATTAGTCGTGAACGAGCCCGTATAAAGCGCATTACGCTTCTTCTCATCTTTAACCGCCACCTCAAATTCTTCCATAGTCATATCTCCAGTAGCCAGTTGCGACATTGTTGTCGCAAGCTCTTGGATGCTCTCTGGGTCTAAATCTCCGCTCTCTCTAATGGCTTTAGCAATACGAGGGGTGTTGGCTGCAATTTGAGTGATTACACCAGCGAAGCCGTCACCAAGCCGCTCCCGCAAAGCACGCAAGAACCCAGCCTTTTGAGCAGAAGTGAATTGCAGCTCTTCAGACAAGAATTGATTAAACCGCTTAAGTTTGTCGATACCTTCTTGTGAGAATCTGTCTGCAAACTCTTTCTGTGTTTTAATATATTCGAGCACCCTGTTTTCACTAGCATCAATTCGCTTAATGGCTTCCTCATTACCGCCAGCCTTGGCTCTCAACGATGCGTAGGTTTGGCGTACAACACCCTCAGCCTCGTTGAGAGCAGAGAAGAATTCTGTTGCAAGCCTTTCTCTTTCGCCCTGAGGAAGCTCCTTGCCTGTCGGAAGGGCATTAGCTATGCCGTCTATGGTTGAGCGAACCTGTCCATCAATCTGTTCAATTATGCCTCTGTTAATATCTTCGGCAGCAATAGACACCAACCGAGCGTCTATTTTGTCTTGTGTGTTAAGTGTCTTTTTCGTTAGTGCCGCTCTACCCGTGTCTGTCATAAGGAATGCAGATACGGCTCTATTAACTTCGGGGTCTTTAACCAGCCCGCTAGAGATTTTGGCTCGGACTCGTTCAAGGGTTTTACGCCCTTCTTCGCCTTTAAACATATCCTGAGCAAGAGGGCTGGCGACCCAATTAACAAACATTTTTCTCTCATCTTGGTCTAGCGCCTCAGTGAAAAGACTCTGCACGCTAGGCGCTGAACCGCCACCAGCACGCAAAGAAGGTGGACGCAACCCGTCAATCCTTTGTAAAAATTCCTTGTTGACGACCGGAATTGCTACGGGATCTGACTCCTTCGAAATTCTACGCTGAGCCGCAAGAAGAGCCTTATTCCAGTCTCCAGTCTGCTCAAACACATCAGAGAACAAGGTGAAAGCAGAGTCGGCAATCTTACTAGACTCGCGCTTTAGCCTGATATTTTCTCTCCGCTGCTTAATATCTGCGGCAAATCTAAGAACGCTTACAGCGTCAGACAGAGTTGTCCCTTGGTTCAGTTTAGGCGGCTCTACAGGCCCTTCAAGTTGAAAGTCTAGAACAACGTTTTTCCTCAGTTCTGCCATCACTCTTTACCTTCTTCAAGTAGTTTTCTGATTTGTTGACGTTCCTTAACCGCTTCAAACATAGTCTCTGCGTTACGCTTAGCCTCTCTCCTGAACTCAGCAATTGTATCTTTGTAGTAGGGGCTTTGTTCAGCAGTCAAGGCCATAGCGGTGTATGCTTCCTCCATCATCTTCCTCTTACCCGGGTCTTTAGTCTCCATAAATTTCCTAAACACTTCGAACATATGGCGACCAGCTTCTCTTGCGTTAGCTCGCTCCTTCTTCTCATCGAGAACGAAGTCCCACATGGCCTCGCTGTCACCATCACCAAGACCAACAAGCTCCTTCATAAACACTTCGTTGGCTGTAGCGTCTTTCCAGATGCGTCCTTTAGTTGTGACCAGCTTGCCGTAGTTAGCAGCAAACCATAACTTATACGCCTTAGACGCCGACGAGATTGTGCTCTTAATCACACCAAACCCTGCATCAGAGACAAATCCAGCAATCCTAGCCATGGACGGATGGTTAGCCACAGACCACATCTTCCAAGCGTCTAGAACAGCATCTAGCCCATCCTCGACAACCTGTCCTGTAGGGCCAAGGACTAAAGCAGGAAGACTTCCCTCAACAATCTTTTCATAGATTTGCTCAAAGATTGTGCCAACGCCTGCTCTTTTATGGAATCCACCTCTCCATTCTCCGCCATTGAGGGCGAAGGCTATAGCATCAACAAGGCCATCCCTAACCGCTACATGAAGCAAGCTCATATCCTCTGGGCTTATCGGCTCATTGCCAACAATCTGCTTTTCAATGGTGGTGTATAATGGGCCGAAAGTTCCTGATAAGCCACCGATTCCGATATAGGCTAGAAGTAGTCTAGCTCGTTCCTCTCGTGTGAAGTTCTTATTCCACAACGCACCAACCATGCGCAACGGGAAGCCGAGGAACTGTGTGCCTAGCTGGGCAATGCCGCGGAATCCGAGCTGTACATGAGAAGCTGTCATGCCTAGGGTTAGTCGGTTTGTCTCGGCAAGCAACTCCCTCCTGACTTCTTTGGAATCCATTTTTGTGGTTTTGGGGAGGGTTTTCCCTAGGTGGCGTAGAGGCTCACCATTCTTGATGGCTTTCTTTGTATTTTCGTAAGCCATGTTGAATGCCATCATCCGGACAATCCTATCGCCTTCCTTGAACGGGATAAGCCCAACGTCTAAAATCTTTGACCCAATATGGTTGCCTGAGACATATAAGTCTGTAGAGTCTAGGTCTGATATGCTGTTTCCATAATCGTTTAGTCCTAGCTGCTTGAACATCCTGTATCTGTTAATCATGTCCTCAGCATCATCCACCAACCCCTTTTTAGCTAGAAGTCTTATAACGCCTTCTGCGTTTTTAGGGTCTGATTGCATGAGCGCCAGCCGCAAAGGAAAGTATTTGACAAGACCTTTGGATGCTGCAGCAGGGTCTAGCGCTGTCAGCACAGCAGCTTGTGACGCCTGAAGTAAGAATGTCGCTGTGTTGAAAAACCCCAGCTTCGCATGGAAGATGGACTTTTTCAAAGTTTGAATTCCATGTTTGTTCAGGAACTCAGTAACTTCAGCGACATTTTCTAAATCTTTTTCAAGCAGAGAGTCAACTATGTCATCAACCTTACGGTCTATGAACGTAGTCAATTCTCCTTTTCTAGCCAAAAACCGTTTCAGGAAAAGCTCGTTTGTCTTTGCCTGAGAAATTAACCTGTTGTCGTCAATAGACCGGATTACGTTTTTGTCTAGACCACTCTCAAGAACCTCGATGTTGCTAACTCCAGCCCCGGGTTTTCTTTTGTACATCCACCCGTAGGTTTTTACGAACTGGTCTAGAAGCTCTTGCTTAACACGGGAAGAAGCAACAGTCCCAGCAACAGACGCCAAATGCTTGTTCATTGATAAGATTGGGTCAACAATGTTGACATCACCGTCAATTCTCGTTAACCGGTAGTCTGCCCTTGACCGTTCCATACGGCTCTTTAGAGATTGTCGCTGAATGTTTGTATCTGCCTGAACAATAAATACGTCCTTGTCCTGCGGCAAAGGCATGTGGCCATCAAGCCAAGTGTTAATCTCATCGTCAAGAGAGGCTCCACGCTTTTTAAGCCATGCATGGTAGGTTTCTAGGTTTCTGAACCCATGAGCACCCAGCGATTCAATAATGTCGTCGAATTTGTTATCAGCTAACAAGGCAATCTCATTTGAACTGAACAGCCCAGAGTTTTCAAGCGACTTCAACTCGACTCGCCCCTCAGCATATCTAGCCACCATGTGGGCTTTCTTTAGCTTCTTTATGGCCTCTTTCGCTGCCTTTCTTGTCGGAGCTGTGTACGCTGCAACAGGGTTCAGGTATAGCTTACCGCCTCCAAGAGCCATGTCTCTGTCCCTGATTCGAGTAAACCCAACAATGTGCTTGTCTTTATATTTAATACGGCCGCTATTCACATAACCTATTTGAACAGGGCTGATTTTCTCTAGCTCTGAAAACTTACGCTTAGATATGATGTAGCCAATCTCTCCAGCCCCGTTAGCAACTGGACGGTTGGCCGGATGAACCTCGTATATATTTCTGCCACCGACAAGCTCTTGTAGCTTTTCTCTGGTTAATACTCTATCTCCAGCATGAGAGCCTACAACATAAATCTCTCCCGAAGCCTCGTCATAGATTGCTATGTTCTCGTCCACTTGTGAAGGCTTACGCTCCATCACCTTCAAGCGCATAGGCTCATCCATGATGACGGCAGGCATTTCTCTAGCCCCGTCTCGTTCATACATGCGGACTATCTGTTTGTTAATTAGATAGTATGAAGCATCCTGAAGCTGGCGGTAGGTACCTATAACCATCTTCTCAGCATCATTAGGTGCCCTGCCATGCAGCTTGTAAAACTCATTGTAGAACTCGTCTATAGACAAAGACCGGTTTGCCAAGTTCTCATCAAGAAGTATCTGGCTGATTAGCTGGGATACTTTCTTTCTTGCTTTTCTCGGGGCTTTGAGGATGCCGTTATCAAACACCTGCTTGAACGTGCTGATGATGTGGTTTTGCGTGACCTCAGCTTCTTCCATCATCACCAGAAAATCTTTGTCGATGAAGTTATCTACGTTATCGAAAAACATCTGGAGCATATTCTTTGCTCCTGATAACATAGAAACATTCTCAGCCCCAATCTCTAGAGGTTTAATGACATTAACTGCGTATTTGCCGTCCTCAAGCTCGACAGCTTCGCCACCGAGCTTCTTTGCAAACTCTTTCGCGGCAGTGAGAGTTTTAAACGGTTCGCCGTTCTTGTGGCCAACCAAAAACTCCACTGCGTTCGGCTCTCCGTTGTCCCCAGTTTTCAGTGAGAACTGGATGATAGGGTTTGTTTCGTTGTTCTCTATCAGGTCTTTCTTAGCTCTCTTAACTGCTTCGTCAATCTGTTCCTTTGTCAGGCCGTCAATAGCTGTGTTCTCTAGGTCTTTCAAGATCCTTGCGTTTACTTCTAGCGCCCTTACAGTTTTGACTGATACGTTATTTGCATAGTATTTGCCGGGAATAATTGACGTTGCAACCTTTACAGCGTCATCCTCTGAGACGAACTTAGCATCTTTAAGAGAGGTGGCCTCGCCTATCCTGCCGCTGCCTTCTGCGATACGCCTTGCTGCTACCTCGGCTACCTCTTCCGCCAATTCTTCGCTGGACTCTGCGGCTGCATGAGAGGCAGTTCTCAACATTCTTGCGCCAGTAAACGCGGCCTTTGCTACTACTACGGCATCAGCGGCCAAGAACACTTTATCAAGCACTCTCGACCACTCCTCTGCCCTAGCGTTATCGATACGGCCATCAACAACAAGGTTGGCGATGAGGTATTTGTAGTCTGGATTGTCAGTTATACCGTCTTCTTCTAGCCTGCGGCTGAACTCATCGAACAAAGCAGGAAGGTCTTCGTTCTTTGCAGACCCAAACTTCTTTCTCCACTCCCGCACAAACTCAATAGTGTCTTCCCTGAAGATAGATTGAAGACCAAGAGCCACTTCAGGCATGTCGAGAATGTCTATATCACTCTCCGCCTCAACTCCGATAGTGCGCTCCACCATGTTTTTCAGTACACGGAAACGAGCAGCCCTAGCGAGAGAGTCTTTTACAGGATTCCCTGCGACTCTAGCATCTTTTGCAGCTATGTCCATGAAGCTAGCTTCTTCAGGGACAATGTTGTTTTTTATCTGCTCTAGCTCTTTTCTCTGCTGTAATACCCGTTTAAATTCCTCTGCGGTAATAGTCTCATCATTAAACGTATCTACAAGTTGATTGTTAAGCTGTTCTTCTACTTTGTTCGCCAGAAACTCTTTGGCGTTATTATACATCTCATCCGCATCAGAGTTTCTGAGCGTATTCATAACTGCCTCCACTTCCTCTAGAGACATGTTTCCGTGGGCGGCAGCAATTGCGGTTGACAAAGAGGCAATCGCTTCCTCTCGCTTTAGGAACTTTGCGCTACCGTCCAGAATGTCAGGGTCTAATACAAGACCACCGCCAAGAGAAAGAGTCAGTTTATCAGCCATTCTATCCTACCAGTGAGTTTCCGTTGAAAGGTTGAGCAGCTTGACCAGAGAGTTGTTCAGTTTGTCCGTTGAAGGTAGTGTTGAACTGAGTCCCTTGCCTTGGTGCTGGTTTGAAGATTCCGCCTGACAGCAGAGAAGACAACTGAGCCAACGCTTGAGCATTAGTTGCAAACTGGTTCGCTTTTATCAAGCGGTCGCTTATCTCTTGGTTGATTAGCCCAAGCTGGTTCATAAACTGAATGTTACCAAAACCTTGGGAGACTACAGACCCCGTAGCTTGCTCAAGAGTCGAACTGTTAGCCACCCCAATATTCTCGCCCTGCTGAGCTAACTGAGCCCGTGCTATCTGGACTGCCCTCAACTGCTCTTGCGCCTGTCTCCTTGCTTTTAACCTCATGCGTCTTTGCTCAAGCTCTCTAGCTCTGCGCTCTTGCTTCCTAGCTTGTCGGCTTTGCCCAAGACCAAGGAGAGAGAACCCGCCTGACACTAAATCTGAAACCGTATCACTCATAATTAAAGCCTCTTTTGATAACTGATTTCAACAGGCCGATACCCATCAAATCCACGCATCTTCTTCCTGTTCTTAAGTCTTACTTCCATCCACTTACATCCCTTGTTCTTCATCAGATTTTCCATGGCCTTTATCAATCCATGAAATACCTTCGTCCCTCTATACTCCTTTTCAACATATATCACATCGGATATGCCCATCTTTAAATCCTTTCTATGCAGACTGGTTGCACAATGAGCTACAAAAAACCCAACCAACCTTTCCTCGCAATCCATCGCTACAACTATTTCTAGAACGCCCAGCTCCTCTAGCTTGCTATAAGACTCTGTGTTTAGGTCCAAGTCACCAACAGAACCCATCCCATCAACTTCTCCCTTAACCCTTTCTAACGCTCCGCTCCTTTTTGCCAAGATGAGGAAATAGTTGAGTGCAACCTTCCTAATTACAATCTTCCTTTCATCGCCCATTGGATAGTCCACCCTAAGATTTGAGCGTCTTTTCCTGCAGGAGACTCCAGCCGCATCTTCATAGACCGGCCTCTACCAATTATCTTTGTCTTGGTTGTGATGATGGACTCTCCGGTGTCGAATGTGTCTCCTGCGCCAGTAGGAATGTAACTTCCAGAAAATCTGTAGAGCTCTTGTTGAGGACTCCACCTTCCTCCTGATGCGGTTGTGTTCCAGTCCCATTTAGCTGTCATTAAACAAGAGCTCTTATTGTCTAAGTCTAGAGCTCCACCGTTTGATGAAAAACCCGTCTCTGTTTTCTTGAAGTGGGCAACTATATACGGACTACGCTTCTTGTTGCTAGGCTTTCCTAAAGTTTCAGGGGCAGTTTCAATGTACGCCTCATAAGTTGTGCCAAAGTCATCAAACGACTGCGAGTCTTTGTGAGTTAGTCTAATTGCATGTGCAGTTTGGTTTGACGGAGTAAGGTCTTCAACAACCAGATAAGTGGTAGCCTCAACCTCATCCGTCTTTAATGTTTTCACTGCGCCTACAACTGCGTAGTTATACGCTCCAGTCGGCATCTTAGTAGCGCCTTCGTATTTGTGCTTGAAGAATCCGCCGGTCTTTAATGAATAGACCAAAGCTCTTGTAAAAGCGCCTGATATATTTTGATTGGCAGATTCTCCATAGAGCCATTCAATCTCTTTTCTTGCTTCGTTGTAAACACCAAAACTTCTACGCTTTATTTCACCATCTATGCCGATATATTCTGTGTGTATCGTGCTTGAGCTAATATCTTGGACAACAATTTGTCCAGACTCGTTAACTCCAATTGCATATATAGCGTCCATTCCCCAGAAGAATACACTCCCCTCTGCACTAACAACACTCTCTGGAGAGGCGCATTCAACATCATCCAGCTTCATCAGCACATAGGAGGTTGCTGAGAAGCCTGTGTCTGAGCTGCCAGCTATATACCAGACACCTTTCTTGTCAAACACCAGCACGCCGTTTCTGAATTTTTTTAGCTTTTGTATCTCGGCGGCATCATCAATAACTATGAACCCACCGTCTGTCGCCAACGGGTCTGATAGTTCCCCGCTAGTAGGGTCGTTTTGCGAGTAGCACCGGTTTAGAGCATCTATCGTCCCATGCTCCATCAACTGGCTGAAGTACACTGTTTGGTCTACAGCGTACCAAGCCCTGCCAAATGCGAACTCTACAGTGTTTGGTCTTTTCTCTATAACTTGTGTTGCTATAGCCATTATGGTACCAATGTCCCGGGTGTCTTAGTTGTTCCATCCAAGCCGCTAGTTCCGCTTCCGCTGGAAGCAGCGCCAGATGATGATGGGTTGAGTCTAGCTGTTTCTCTATCCATATTGAAAGCATCGAGGATGAAGTGGCCTTTAGGGGCTGGACTTGACCCAAAGGTAAGTTCTTCTAACCTCTCTGCGCTGAATATGAGTTCGCCGCTGGACTCCACCATTGCCAAATGTGGAATGTCTGCATTGCTTGGGTAGTATCCTTTTGTGGAGAACACGTTATTGATAGGGTCAACTGGAGATCCAGCAGCCGCAACCTTCCGTTGTTTATACCAGCCTTGGTTAAGCAGATTGTAGTGGTGTTCGTCTGACAATGTGGTTGGCCGCTCGTCTACTTCCAATCCGTCTGCAATTCCAATGGTGTCTCTAATTTTAATGTTTATCTCTGTCACTGTTATTGACGGGACTGACGTATCATATGTGACCACAACCGGGTTGCAAGCTGGATTGACTATAAGAAGGTTTCCTTTTGCGTTTGCAAACTGGCAGCGAGACTTTCTAGCATTGTCTGAAGTCCCGAATGTGGTTCCGCTTAGGACGGTGCTCAAGTCCACTGTCTCTGTGTGTACTGATGAGCCTATTGGATCTACATCAGCATCAACAAAGTATATTGTAAGACCAGCCTGCACAACTATAAAGTTCTTATCTCCATCATTGTCAACAGCCTTCCAAAGAAAAGTTGTGAAGGCATTATCATTAGGGTAGCCAGACTGAGAAGCAAATCGAGTGCCTACAGACAGGCCAAGTCTTTTCGCTAACCTGATAGGGTCAAACTTAACCTCGAAATTTAGCCCGTCTGAAAAATAGTCTAAGTCAGCGTGAAGGTCTGACTGCTCTGTGTTCAGACCTCTTATCGGGACTAAATACTCTTTATCGCCTCTTGCTTGCGGCATTACTTCACCTTCTTCTCAGCCTTTTTCTTTTCTGTTTCTTCTCGCTTTGCCAGATAAGCCTGACATGCAGCAATGGCTAGTCTTTCGTCAGTAAACAGTCCGTGGAGGTCAGCCGGAACCTGCCCACCATCCTGAAAGCAAATTTCCCAACCAATCTTGTCAGGATTTTTCTTATACCCGATGACCTTTCCTTTACTAGTTTTCCCGACAGGTACAAACATCATTTCCTCCCGTATTTTCTTCTAATTCTTGTGTGATCTCTGTCCACCATTCTGTAATGCTTCTGGCGCTCTTTCCATAGTCCAGCCTTACCTTTCTGAGCGTCAGAGAACAAGGGTTCTTCCCGTAAATACTCAGATGCTCTGGCTTTAACCAGAGACAGGTAAGTTGGGATGAAATGCTCTGGAAGGTCGATGGTATAGTCGTCCTTCAGTTCAAATACTTTTTCTACGTTAGCATATACTTGGCTTTTGCTAGCCTGTAGGGTTGAATCTACGTTAGAGTTGTAGCTATCGAACACAATATATTTGTCGTCAAACGTAGTCCAGTATGTTGGATCTACATCATTCCTTATCAGTAACTCAGCCCCTCCAAAGTCAACGATAACATCTACAGTTGAAAGGGACTCGTCCCGTGAATTGGTCATCTCGATAAAATCATGCGGAGGCATGTACAGGATTGTTTTATATTTCTTCTCTCCTGCGTCTCCCGTATTATACCGAATGACAGAATCTTGTACTCTGATACAATTGTCTGGAAGTTTTAGATAGTTTGGATGACTAGGGTCTGACACAGCTTCAAGCTGGATGAGCTTATTTTGAAACTTCCAGTCTCTAATGTCGTTAACAACTTCATAGAATACAACTTTTGCAATAGAGGCTACTTGCTGTGCTTCGTATGTTGAGCCAGCACCAGAAATAGACGTAACTGGGAAGCCGTCTGTGGCATCCATGTAAGCGTTAACAACTTCCAAAAGAGTCATCTTAGGCATAATCAACTCCTAGGGAGAGGGAGAGGCATAAGCCCCTCCCTTCCTACGGTTACGCCAAAGGCGCGTACTCTACAACCAGCTTGAACTTACCGGCGGTGAGAGAGGATGAACCGTCAACAGACGCTACAACAACGCCATCACTAGCTCCAATGGTGGTGCCAACGAGAGCGCCGTTGTCTGCTACAACCTTACCAACACCGTTGATGTCAGTAAGGGCTGCGACAGAAACTAAGCCGTCTGCATCAATTGTAGTGCCGTCCTCTTTCGCCAAACCTACCAGCAAGAACGGGTTGGTGGAAGACCCGTCGGTGCCTGCGGCTGCATCCAAGACTTGCAACATAGCAGACTTGATTACGGCATTAGCCGGAATCTTAACCTGCATTTCGTTGCCGGGCTCGGCAGCAGGCAGATTGTCGTAGCTGAACACATACTCAACCTCTTTGGTTGCACCAGTGCCAGCTACTTCAGCGCCCCGACTTTGGTCTGTATTTTGCGGCCCGTAGTGGATATAGCGAGAGCCTACTTTTTCAAGTGCCATGATAACACCTCCTTAATTACTGAGAAATGAGAACGTACAGCGACTCAGGACGCTGAACTGCAAGGCCCCACCGAGCCGTAGCTGACCATTGGTCACGCTTCACGTCTTCGTTACGAGAGAACGCTGCCTTAGGCGGTTGACGGACAACACCCATTAGGGGTTTAGCGTCGTCATTAGCAAGGCACATAGCGATGTTGGCTACGCCGTTGGTTGCGGTGTCAGCCCCAATGGTTTCGCTAGCAATCGTCGGGAGCAGGTTGCTCGCCCAGATGTCGAAACCAAGAATCGTGGTGACAAAGCGGTTGTTACGAGCAAAGCCAGTCTCGATGATGCCTTGGAAGGCAGGAGTCGGACTGGTTACGAAAGACGCCTTGTTCAACACGTTTTCAAGAGTCGGGTCTAATACCAGAACACGACCTTGCTGAGGCACTTTAGCTTTATCAAAAGACAGCTTGATGTCAGCAATCGCATCCACGACGTCCTGAGCGGTTGCACCAGAAGTCAAGATGCGGCGATGCGGTTGACCGTTGATTACGTTAGCATCACCCGGGGTCTGGAAGTCGTTGATTGCCTGATATGCATCAGCCTCGATGGCTTCAGCAAATGCGCGCATAGAAGCGCGAACACGAGCGGCAAACAAAGACGCACCGCCATCCGGCATGTCTTGCTTATCCTTGTCCGTGATGTAGAAGCCATCCTGCTTATAGCGGTTGATGGCCAGAGTTACACGGCCAAGGTCAACGGCGCTGTAATCAATCGGGCTGTTCTCTTGATAGTCTTTCAAGAGAGCAGAGCCAATCTGCGCCATGTTGAAGTTTTCTCCGTGAGGGAACATATAGCCAACATCACGGAACAGGCCAAGACCCAAGAGTTGGTCTTGGAAAACTTCTTGTAACCCTTGATCGTAAAGTTGCTGCCAAATGACGGCGGATGAATTGCTAGTGGTATAAGCCATTTTCTACTCCTTAACTGTTAGCTTGAAGTTGTTGAATATATGCTGCAAGCTCAGTGGATGACATTTGAGAAATTTTCGGCATCTCTTTCTGAGCGGGCTTATGTGCAACATTTAACGACGGTTGAGGCGCTGGAGTCTCCTTCCCTCCGCTAGGCAAGAGTAGCTTTAGCAGCACCTTGCTTTCCTCTGGATCTGAGGCCATCTTCAAAGCAGTTTCGTAAGAAATGCCAATCTCGGCAACCTTCTCACGAACCTTTGCGTCAACATCTTCACCAAAGGCTTTGGCAAGTGCTTCGTTCGTTTTAGCAAAAGTTTGCTTTTTAAGCTCCTCTTGCTTACGAAGCTGCTCTTGCTTCTCTCGCTCGGAGAGGACTCTCTCCACCTCGCTTTTCAAGCTCTCTTTCAGGCTATCCACATCAACACCGCCATTGGTCGTGGCTGCGGAGTGTTCCTTACTTGAGACTGCTTGCTCTGACACCAGTTTTTCAATCTCAGCAACCTTTTTAAGCTGTTCTTCAAGCTGCCGCATACGTTCTTCCTGTTCGCGCTTCTCGCGCTTCAGGGTTTCAATGAACTCATCAGCCGCTTGAATTTTCTTGGCTGCTGATTCTGGGTCATACTCCCGATCTCCAACTCGAAACTTGAAAGCGGTTTCTTGTTGTTGCTCGGGTGATTGAGCGGTCGGCTCATTAGTTTGTGCAGGGTCACTGCCAAATTTTTCCACGGTCATGCTCCTCTATTATGAAAAGTAAGATATTAACTCTCTCAGTAGTTTTCTTTCTGCCAGCTTAGCTGCCCTGTGATATTTAGACTGGAACAGATTAAGTGGCATGAAAGATTCTTCTTCCTTCATTGTTTTTTCCAGCTTCCTTTCAAGAAACTCTACAAGCCTTTTAACTGTCTCCTTTTCTTTAAGGCTAACCCATTCATCCATTAAAGGCTTCGTCTCATTCTTCCCGGCAGTAGCTAGGAACGGCGGAATCTTATGCAACGCCATCGTCACCCTCCTCTGGTAAATCTTCTTCGTTCAATGCTTGGTCAATCATTTCCTCCTCCAGCGTAGGTTCAGCAACCTTTCCAGCTACACTTCTCTGTAACTGCTGTGCTATGGCCTGCTGCTCAGCTTGTTCCTCTAAGGCTACAAACTCGCCCCATATTCCCAGATCCCTAGTCTCAGATAGCTCAGCTACAAGCTCTGCAACACCTTTACTTGATATGTGTGGCGCTGCAATTTGAATCAACCCAGTGGACGATAGCTGGGTGAGAGTTGAAAGTAGCTGTAGCTTGCGAGCAAACCTTCTAGCTCCCTTGGCAATAAAGGTTCCTTCCACCTTCAAGTCTTCCGGATCAATCTCAATGAATGGGCTTACTCCACCCTCTGTTGGCCCCGGAACCTCGATTGCCTCAAACAGGTTCTCTGCTGCAAGCATAACCTCAGCCTCTAGCACAGGCTGGAGAAGACTTATCTCAAAATCTTCAGCTTTGTGTACAAAGCCCCTCATGGCACCTTCAATAAGTGTTGTGACCTCGCCTAATGTCTTTTCGCCTGCGCTACGGAAGCCCACTAGGTCACCCGGAAGTCTTGCAGCCCTACGGATAGTCCTCTCTAGGCGGTCAATGTGCAAGTCAAAGGACAGGAAGCTAGTGTCTGGGCGGAGCTCTTGTACTGCTCCACCCTCACTTGTCAGATAGATTGTCTGCCCTGTCTCGTCGTCGTATATCGGCTCAACATCACCAGCGAACATTTTGTCAGGGAGCAGCATCTTATCTAGCGCGTCAGACTTTGCATTCTCCCTGTGGTTAATCTGGAAGTTTAGGCCGATGATGTTGTCTAAAGGCCCCATACCCCAGAGGTTGTCCTCTCTCGCCTGCCACACAGAATGGTAAATGTATGGTTTTCCGTCCCAAGTATCAATCTCTGTGTTTAGAAGGACAACGTTATCAGCAATAACAATCATCCTGTCCTGCAAAACTTCTCCGGTTTCTTTGTTGTAAATGTCTCCGTAAAACCAGAGAAGCTCTACAGTGTCAGACTTTAGATAGTCTTCAAGAGAACCAAACCCAGCAGGGACATATTGTTGGTTCTTTCTGCTATACCGTGTGTTGGTGGTTACAACCTCGTTCCTATATTCAATCAGGCTATTTACAGCTTCCTCGTCAAATCCATGACGAACCTTCCTCTTTAGGAGCTCAGGGATAGTGATAACTTCCCGTATAATCTTTGGTGTGTCCCTAAAGGAAGTTGCAGCCGGATTAAACACAATGTCATACGGGCTGATGCGGACAAGTTTTGGGCCTTTGTAGCCTTTCTTCTTTCCTCCTCGCTCAATTTCCTCGTTTACATAAACTACTTGAGCGAAAGCATTTCCATAAGTTACCAAGTCAGAGATTAGTTTCCGTACTACATTCCTGAACCCTGAGAGTGAATGTCTGTTCTTCAGGTAGGCGACAATCCCTCTACGCTTTTCAAATTGGGCTGAAGATCTCGTGGCTGGACTGAAAGTAAACCAGTCCTCATGAGGAATCAAAGTTTGCGTGAGGATTGCCTCCAAGTCCTGAGCAACTTCCATTGTCTCAGGAATATGGGTCGTGTGGTCAAAAGCCGACGGCCCGTTGACCAACTCAGTTGTGTCTGTGGCGTACTTATAGCTTTCAATCTCTTGCCACTTTTTTATCTGCGGTTCACGCTTGGTGTCCCAGTCAATCCACTTGTGTCGGATCAAAGGGACTTCCCAGCTATCGCCTTTATTAAAACGGTCTGAAATAGACTCACCTGCCATTATCTTCTCCGCCTACGGCTTCCGCCAAATCTGCTCATTGGCACTACAGTTCCGTTAGAAACCTTCCTAACCATTCCTGTTCCTCTTGGTGGCCTAGCTTCAGCTACAGCCATTGCAAGAGCATCTTTCAAATCATCATGTGCCGGTCTAGGCAGCATTATCTCAAGCTCAAGCTCTCTGATAAGGGACACGCGATTGTGGAAGATGTGCCCATTTCTATATCGGTGGTCGAGAACTTGGCTAATCCGTTCTTCTTTCTTCCCTTGGTGAGAAACATGGGCCTTGCCAATCACAGTTAATCTTGACCCTCTACGTCTCGCCTCATCCTCTAAATACCGCTTAATGAACGCCCCTGCGTTATTTGTTTCGACTACAATTGAGTCAAACCCCCAGTGCTCGTGTAGATCGATTATCCTCTCAAAATACACTTCAGGCTGAGAGGTCTGGAAGCGATCTAAATCAAGAACATAAATGTATCCGTCTGCATCGACACCTACAACAGCTACGGCGGTGTAGTCTCTACGGTTGACCTTTTTAATTCCGCCTCCTTCAGAGAAGGCTAAGTCTGCCGCTGCATAAATCTTTAACGGCTTATCCTTATAGAACCAAGTTTGGGCTTCCTTCTTCAGAAGCCTTTGATCCATATACTGGAAGCAGTCCTTGCTTACTTTGTGTAAACTAGCGTCATTAGGATCGTTGTAATACTGGGCGTAAAAGCTAGTTATATCTCCATCAATCAGCAGGTCAGCTTTCTTAATCGCAAGTTCCTTTTGGTCAAACCCATACTCCGAGCCGTCAGTCATCTTCATCCGTGGCCACAGGAAGTTCCCATCTCCTGTCCTGTTCGGACTGTCTTCCACCACCCGCTCAAATACGGCCCAACGCTTTTCCCTTACCTCGTTCCCTTCTTCATCTAGGTAAGTGTACTCAAGCTCCATCATCTTTGCGTACACATCATCCATCCCATAGCGAGTCCCTACCGCAAAGAACTTGGAGCCGGTAGTGCTAATCTTTGCGAAGTTCTTATAGCAGTTCAGAACGTCCCTTCTGTCTGCTTCACTTGCGTAGTTCTCGTCAGTGACAATATCGTCAAACACAGTTACGTCTGAGTGCATCCCTGTATTCCCAGACTTAACTGTTGACATCCGCACCGTAGGATCTCGAACAGCCTTTTCGTATCTAAGAGGATGGTCAACCTCAATTAGCTTTTGTTGCCACCTCCCTTTAGGCTTATGCTCTAATGCTCCAGATCTCCCTTTAACCCAGTTCAGCATCTCAGGCCACAACATTCTGTGGCGCTCATGTGTGAGGATGTGCTGAATGGTGTTCATCTGAGCAAGCACCAAATCCTCGTTTGCCGATATGTAGTTTATTGTTATGGCCGGATTAACTGTTATCAACCATGTAACCGTGACCGCCATACAAAATGACTTCTGGTGGTCACGAGGAATAAGAGCCAGCTTACATCTGTGTGGGTCGTACTGGAAAAAGTCAAACAAATCGTAATGGACTTCGCCGAAGTACCGGTCTGGGAACATCCAGTCGGCATAGGCTTTAAGGGAGTTCTCACATACCTCCCTAATCTCCATTAACTCTTTGCTTAACTTTGCCATTTATTCTTGAATTGCTTAACTACTTTAGTTAAATCTTCTCCAGAAGCATTCTCTTTTGGCTTCTTCTTCTTACCTTCAATCTTCTTCTCTTGCTTGGCAACATCGAGAAGTTTCTTAGCCGCTGCCGTGTCTCCCTGCTGAGCCTTCTCCATCAGAATCTTCTTAGCCATACTCTCGTCTCTGAGAGTCATGTGTTCGCGCCAAGCATTGAGGCCCATGTGTCCTACTTCTGGTCGGCCTTCAACAAACCATTTCAAAGAGCACAGCTTCTTCCAATGGTCCATGTTGCCCACCAGCTTCATTGCTGCTTCATACTCGTCAACACTCTCCATGTATATTTTGTATGCCGACTTGTATTTCCCCTTGTCTTCATACTTCAGAGTGTAGACGGCATAAGAAGGGTCGCGGGCTGTTTCAATGAACAACCCTTCTGTCAAGTAGTTTCCGTTCGCGCCTTTAAGCTGTTTCATTAGAGGCTATCTCCCTAAGCTCAGCTACCTTGTCGTCTAAGCTTTTAGAACCCATGTTTATATGTTTACCAGAAAGCAATCAAGCCATACACATCAGGATTGGCGTTAAACGCGCCTTTAACCTCAACCGTGTTGTT